CTTTGAACGAGATTCCACGTTTATCGCACGCTTCCTTCATTCTCCCAATAGTTCCCTTGTATTCACTGGGAGTTGATGTCAAAACCAATACCGTTATCTCTTTTTCAGATTCCTCTTCCACTTCTTCGGCGATGATCTGAAGAGCTTCCGATATACCCATGCCTCTTCTCACCAAATCGTAAACTTGTTTCTTTTTTCTCGCGTCTAAATTAGTTGGAAGACCCGACATGAATGTTTCCAGTTCCCCAGCGGAAGCGAGACTTCTCAGTTTTGATGCCGACATTCCAGAAACATCAGCAGCGTCTGGATCTCTTTCTCCAGCAGAAACGACATCAAATTTGACTTTTATGTTTTCTTTGTCAATATATTTTTGAAAACTTCTCTTGAACTCATTCACTCTGTCACTTCCAGCAACCATGATTATTTCTTCAAACCCCTCTTCTCTGAGGGAATCAAAAGCATGGAAAGGGCTGGGTATTTCTCTTGATTGAACAATGTTTGCTTTGGGGAAAGAGGATTTCATTATTCGCAACTTGTCTTCGGGTTGAAGAGGATTTTTCTTGGAATCCTGACTGTTGGATATGAATATTCTGTTTTCCGCGCCCCTTCTTCTTGCTACACTCAAAATAGAATCCACAAGTTTTTCGTGACCAGAAGTTGGTGGATTGAATCTACCAAAAGCAAAAACCACTTTTTTTACGTCTTTTTCTGTGATGTCTCTAAGTTTTTTGGCCATTCGGTTATACCCAGTTCTTTGAAGCTGTGAAATTGATTCTACTGAATTCCAATCTATCTACGAGTTTCATTGTTTTCTTGCCCAAAACATCGGCAACCACGAATCCCTCTTGTCCCGTCACTCTATATCCACTATCGGTTTTCACAAAGTAAGAAAAACTTCCCACTGTATTCATCTTGTTTATGAGAATCATCTTTATCTCGGCGAGAGCTTTGTGGAGGGAAAATGTCGCTTTCAATGCAGAAGAATAGGAATTAAAAGTATTTATGATTTCCTTTAACTTTTCTTTTCTAGCTTCTATTGCTGTCTCTCGTTTGAGTTTGTTTATGGCAGAATTTTCTCTTTCTTCAACGAAAGCAAGTAGAGAATCCATATTCAAGTCGGTGGAACCTGCTCTGACCATACTGTTTATATAAGTTTCAATATATGTCCGCATTGTATCGTTGTTCTGGAGAAAATTCAGAAAACCTTTCAATCTTGAAGAATCAGTTTCTGCTTTTGTCATCAAGGAATTCAGAGTATTGGTTTCGGATTTGGTGAATGTGACTGTTCCTGCCATGTTCTTCATTCTTGCATCATCACTCCATACATTTGAAGTTTTCATTTTTGACATGGATCTGGGACTAATGCCGGGTGAAGAACTAAGAGAATCCATGCTCTTACCGTTGTAGGTCGTGTGCCAAACAATTCCCACACTTGCCCCAGACAACTCCTTTGCAAGAGGAGTTCCTTTTTCTACTGCATATGTTATGGTATTTGGTGTGAATGTAATGTATGTCTTTCCATCAATCGTGGTGTCTGTGATATCCCCCGAAGTAAAAAGAAGATCTCCCTGAACGATTCCCTTTATTCCGAGATCGGGAAGATAATCCAAACATGCTTCCAATTTACTCACCAACCCACCAGAATGATTCTTTCTAACATCTGCTTTGGTGTAGTTTATTTTTGGTGTCTTGTTGAATACACTCTTCGTTCCAACAAAGAATTTTCCATTTTCAGGATTGATGCCACATATAACCGCAGGAGCTCCGTCCCATTTCACACTCATGTTCACTTGTCTACTGACATCCGAGGAAAAAGCTTTGATGACTGCCTTTGCGAAATTTATGGAATTTACAGCACCTTCATAACCACTGAGAAATATGTCGTCCTCCAAGTGGGTTATGTGAGTGTTTTTCGCTTCTGTTAAAAATGTAGTAAAGGGTTTTATCACAGATTTCCTCCCGTGATGATAACTTCCTCTGGTTCCAACCCAAAGAACTTGCGAATAGCAGAAATTCCTTGACCCACAACTTTCTTTATCACACCAACTAAGTAACTCAACAATCTACGAATCAGCGTTGCGATTGCAAATTCGTTCAGTTGTAGTTTGGTTTCTGTTATGAACCGTAGTTCATTGAGAATAAAATGTTTCATACAATTCTCAAACCCATCACGAATATCACCACGAAAACTACTTGATATTCTTCCTCTCTTGTGAGAGATGAAACGAACACCGACGTTGACATTTCTTGAGTATTTTGCAGCAAGAGCAGTCGTGATTCTTTCCAATGAAGAAACTCCAGAATCCGTTCCACGAAGCATGTAATTTGCTGCTCCCAACCCACCATCAAATTTGTGATTTCCCGAGAGTGCTTCGAAGACCAAAAATTTACGAAACGTAGCAGAGGACTCATAGTATTCGCGAATCTTTTGTTTGAGAATTCCGTTCATGTTTTTGATTTCAAGATATTTCATGACATCATCAACCAAATTTATAGGATTCTTTGCCAAGTTCTTCAACTCGGTTGCGCTCAATTTGGTCAAGAGAGAACCAAATCCATCCTCTATTTCTCCTATGAGAGTTCTGAGAGCTGGATCTCTCTGACTTTTCATGTAATGTTCGTCAACTGAACGAAAGAGAGCGATGGTTTCATTTTTCTCACTGGAGAATATCTGTCCATTTGCGTGTTTATAGGTTATCTTTTTGGTGGAAGAACCTTTGTTTGGAGAAAGATACATGTCTGTTTTGAATGTTCCGTTTCTTCCTGCCCATATTCCAGATACGGTTCCCATTTCATCTCCAGAGTGCCACATATAATCGGATTCCGAAGCAATGGTAGACACCTCATCCACAAAAGAAGAGGCGACACTCTTGACCCCAGAATACTTTTTAATTGTTGCTGCATCAAAACCACTGGTGTCACCGTGTTTTTGGTCGTTGAAAGCCAAAGTGATGACCTTTTCCCATTGTTTTGCGGTTACTGCTCCTTCATTCAAAGGAACAACATTTCTTGGAATTTCGTGAAAGTTTTTCATATAATCTATTTATGAAAAAAAGAGACGCGGTTTCGCGTCTCAAGACCAGTGTTGTGCGTTGTAGTTGCACGCGACTTGATTCGTTACAAGTATCTGTCTTTGTTTGAATTCCATTCGTATCTTGAATTCCAGAATGAAGTATCCATCTCCCCTATAGATATTCCAATATCGCAAATCTGCAATGTCTGAACGACGAAGAATGAACTGAGCTTGGTCTATTCTCTTTGGATAGAAACAATCTGGTGTCATCTCACGAATATTTCCATCAGCATCAACCTTTTGTGCATATGTGATGCATGATACGTTTTGGTAATTCAGATAAGGAATAATCGTCTTGAATCCTTCATGCATCAAATTGTCATCGTCGAGAACAACCATCCATTGGTCTTCGACGGGAATGGCTTCCAAATAATAATTCAAAAGAGAGTTCCAAAGTTTTGGAAGAGTGGATTCTAGATGAGTGGTGTTTTCATATTTACCGATATCCAACTCATGCTCATATGTTTCCTTATCGGTGACAATGAACCACGAATATGGAATGTCCAGTTTACGAATGGACTCGTAGCAACGATCCAAAAATGATTGATCTCTTGTGCATGGAGTAACAATATGTAGATTCATACCAACCACCTTCCCCAAACTTTCTTGGTTTCTTCGTCAAGTATTGTCATCACCAAAGCATGGCCGCAAGGTGACACTGGATTATTTAGCATTTTCATTCTTGCTTCCTTTGGTGTTCTGTTTGACTTTCTGACGTTGCAATCACGACAAGATGCCACCATGTTTTCCCATGAGTCCCCTCCTCCACGACTCATGGGAAGAACGTGGTCTATGGTAGCATTTCTCGCATTCAGAAGACACCCACAATATTGACAGGAAAAATTATCTCTGCGAAAGATGTTTTCTCTAGTCAACTTTGCTTTTCTGTGGGGAATGTGAACATACTCAATCAACATGATAGCAAAAGGCAGTTTGAAAACTCCACACACTGTCTTTATCTGATACTCACCTTCGTAGTTGAAAGGTTTGCGAGCTTTTCCAGAACAAAGAAGTATTACTGCCTTCTTCCAATCAATGAAAGATATTACTTCTTCACTTGCGTTGAGAAGAAGAACCTTTCTCTTTTTCAGACTTGGTTGAGTCTTTACCATTCCTCAATCCATCACTCGCCGATGATAGCAAAGATGTTATGCTCTTCGAGAAGAATCAAAAAGATTGAATCCTCTTCGGAACCAAGATTCACTGGTGTAGTAAGAGCGTCACGGGTGAAGTAGATTCGGTTTCCTTTCTCAACACCACTTGTTGGTGGCTTCCTTACCCAAGAAAAGTTGGTGTTTTCTCCCTGACTTACTGGAATTGGATTGTCTCCAAAATCTCCATCACTTACAGCTTCCACAACACCCTCAAAGATGTTTGCTTCAGCATCGGTGGTAAACTTCTCGTAAACTTCTTTGGTCACAGACACCAAGAGTCTTCCATTTGTTGGTTTCAATTTCATTTTGTTCTCCTTTTTCACTGAAAGTTAAAAAGCACGCCCAGTAGGACTCGAACCTACAACCCTCGGCTTAGAAGGCCGATGCTCTGTCCAATTGAGCTATGGGCGCGTTTGTGTTTACATTTCCCAATCATCAAAACTACTATTCTTTGTGAACTTTTCATTCAGTTTGTCGGTAGTCTTTTTCATTTCGGAACCCAACTGTCCCGAATCAACCAAACTATTCTGTGCGTGTTCCTCAACATCATATAACCTCATCTTACTCCTGTCAATACCCAGAACGAACTTTTTGTTTGTTGATGGATCGTTGTATCGGTTTTTCAATTGTTTCACCATGATCTGACTCAATTCTTCGAGTTCTTCTGTGGCGATCAGAGCAACCAACAGATCTGCCGTCGATGGAAGACCATAACTTTCCGAAGTGTTTGAAAGATCAATGTCGGAATTGTTGTAACCACCACGATTTGCTTGTGTCGCAGTGAAGATTGGAATATCCAGTTCTACTGCGAGTCCACGAAGTTCCTCCGCGATTGACTTTACATATGTATATGAATTCGCAGTGGTGTTTCCTTTAAATCTTGCGGAAGCGCAAATGTTCAAGTAATCCACCATGAGAACATCGGGAGAAAAATTCTTCTTGAGGCGAAGTTCGTTTATCAAGTTTCTGAAGTGCGAGACATTTGCTGTCGCCGTTGGATATTCCTTGACAATCAATCTTCCCTTGATGTTCTTGAGAGCTCTTTCCATCTTCTTGTCGTAAAGCTCCTTGGACAGCTTCTTGAGATCTTGAATTGGAGTGTTCAGAAGATTCGCGTCAATGCGTTCTGCGATTCTCTCTTCCGACATTTCACATGTGATGTAGAGAACATTCTTGTTTTGAATCAAACAATTTGTCGTATGGTGGCAGAGAAACAACGACTTTCCAACACCCGTTGAAGCCAAAATCACATTGAGAGTTTTGTTTGGAACTCCACCATTTGTGATTCTGTTCATGTAATCCAAATCAAATGGAACTTTTTCTTCTATGCGATGATAAAACTCGAATCGTTCATCCTTGTTTTCGATGAAGTCGTGACCAATGTTGGTGTCAAAAGAAACCGACAATGCCTTGGATAGAATTTCTGGAAGAACATTGACAGATTCTTCCGTCTTTCCGTCAATGATGTGAATGGAGTCCATGATAGCATTGAAGATTGCTTTGTCTTTACAGAACTTTTCGGATTGGTCTATGAGCCAATCCATGTTGTCTTCCGAGTTCAAACTCTTGGAAATGATGTCCAAGTTTGTTTCAATCTTCTTGATATCTGTTTCACTGATTTTTTCAAGACTTGAAATCTCAAGTTTGACAGCTTCAATGGAAGGGGATTTGTTGTATTTGTTGATGAATTCACTCACTTCCCGAAAAAGAATCTTGTCGGAACTATCCGCAAAATATTCTTCTTTCAGAAAGGGTAGAACTCTTCGCACATAATCTTCATTGTTTAGGAGGTTGCGAAGAACAACCATCTCAATTCGCTCATTCATACAAAAAGACTCTCCAATGTCTGTTCACTATCCATTCGCCAACCAATCTTCTCAACGATACTATTTAGAGGATCAATGAACGATTTCTCAAACTGAAGTTCATAATCGAAGTAAGAATGCAGACCAAACTCCTTTGGCAATTCCACAGGGAAAGATAGAACTTTTTCCCGCAAGGGATTTGGTTGTTTCAGGTAGAGAAAACGAATCTTGTCTCCTTCTAGAATCTTCTTGTATTTTCTTTGAAGATCGTGCTTGGCAAGTAGGTCATTGTATATCAAAGAACCCTTTACCGCAATAGGAGTTCCCTTGGAATACACATTTTTTTCGTCCATGTATTTCATCAACCCATTGCAACCTCTTGGAAAGGAAACTTCTTCGGGTGGAAGTTTCATGAACTCTTCCTTGAATTCCTCGATGAAGTTCACCAATGTATCGTTGTCTTCCCGAAGAATGATTGATATTGCCTTCTTGAGTTTTTCGCGAACTACATGTGGCGTAGAAGAACGTGTGGTTTCAATACCCATGATTTTCATTTGAGGTTCAGAGTAGCGAACACCTTCATTGTCCCAAACATTGAGCATGTATCGCTTCTTTGCCGTCCAAATTCCCTTGTCCGCAATGACTTCTCGCTCCATCTGCATTCGGTTCTCGAAAGCATTCATCTTTTTGGAGAGTTCATCATACTTCTTGTCGATGAATGGTTGGATTACCTTTTCGCAGCTCTTGTTCAAGAAATCAATTATCTTGTCTCTGTCGGTTTCATTGGGTAAGACCTTCTTGACCAAATTTCCCAAACGAAGATAGACCGAATCAGTGTCACTCGCGACTACATAATCATAACCTTCGGTCTTCAGTTGTTGATTGAGAAACTCATTCAACTTGTTCATGATCCAACGAATACTGAGTTGGCCGGACATGGTGATTGATTCGGCAAGTTCCCTCGAATAAAACCTGAAATATACGTTTCCAAGGGCTCCGTAGCAAGAATTCAAACACACCTTTCGGACCAGCTGAAAATTGTGATACTTGGAAATTTCATATTCATACTTTTTATCTTTGGTCTTCTCATATTTGGTTTTCGCTTCAATCATCTTCTTCTTGAAGAACTTTCTTTCTTCATACATCTTTGCCATGAGTTCACCCAGAAAACCTTGGGAATCCTTTCTGAAACAAATTCCAGATGCAGCGATGGACAAATCATTACTCACAGCATCGTCTATGTTTTCCCTAGCGGTTTCAGTATCATCAAGAACATCATCAACACGCATCATTCTCCCCTCAACCATTTTCTCTGGTGAGATATTGTAATGAATGATGAGACTAGGATACAAACTTGACAAATCGAAGGACACCACCCAATCATGCTCACCGACAATCGGCTCCTTCACGAAAGCACCGGAGTATTGCTCTTCCACAATGGAACTTCTTGCTCTCTTCATTGGAATGATTGTGTTCTTGGAAAGAAGATGATGATAAATGATGGAATCCCAAGTTCTCACTTGCGAAAAGATGTCTTCGTGGTTCACCTTTGCTGAATATGAAAGAGCAAAAGAGAGTTCCAAAAGTCGCATCTTCTCTTCCAACTTCTGAACTAGACGAACATCTTGAATGTTGTATTCCACGAACTTCTGAAAATCTCCTTTGTAGAAATCCGACATCGTTTCAAATTCACCGTAGGAGTGTTTTCTTTCCCCAAGTTCAACAAACGAGATGTGATCCAAACTATACGATTCTTGATTCTTGTATGTGAAAGTCCTGTAGAGTTCAAAATAGTCCAAACAAGAAACACCGATTATCTTGTAGACGGTTTCCTTCTTACCCATACGACTTACTTCTCGCTCACGAACTCTTCCCCAAGGAGACAATCTTTTTGCTTCCTTTTCATCCAAAAGCATTTGAATGCGGTTGAAGAGATATGGAATATCAAAGAAACGAATGTTCCATCCTGTGACGACATCTGGTGCTTCTCTTTCCCAAAAATCTAGAAATTCCGAAAGCATTTCCTTCTCATCATACGCCTGATGAAGAACCGTGTCCTTTGTTTTCGGTGTGAAATCTTGATATGTGAAAACATGATAGAACCCATCAACATATACTGTGAGAACATTGATTTCCTCTATAGGATTGTGTGCTGTTGGAAATCCATTTTCGCAAGTGGTTTCAATATCAATGTTGACAACTTTGATACGAGATTCGTCGTATTCCACAACATCGGGATAATTCTTCCCGATGAATTGACAGACATAATCGGTATTGCCATAGAGGTCAAAATTGGAAACACCATCATAGTTGTCTATGAACTCTCGGGATTCACTGATGGTATCAAAGGAAATCTTCTCTAGAGGATTTCCTTCCAAGTTTTGAAAGATGGTTTTACTCTTCGGATTTCTGCTTCCAGCTGGAGTGTAGAGACAAGGAGAAAACTTCTCCTTTCTCTTGACACGCTTTCCATCCTCAAATCCACGAATGAGAATCCAATCTCCACTTATGTCAACACTGGTGTAGAAATTCATTTATCCTGCTTGTCCGACACATATCCACTGAAAAGAACACAGTAATTGATGATATCCAAAAGAGCATCACGATATCCTTCGTTATCAACAACAAGTTTACCCGCCGTTGCGAATGTGCTCAAGCGAGAAACCTTGTCCACGATTCGCACCAAGAAACCCTGTTCTGTGGAACACACTCCCATAGCTTCTGTTCTCTGAAAATTTGCAAAAGGTGTTGTTCCAGAATCACCAGCGTAGTCATGATTCTTTCTCTTCATTATCTCCAATGCTTCGTCGCATAGTTCTTTGTGATGCTTCAAAAGTTCTTCTCTGTTCATTTTATTCATACTCCACTTGTTTGAGGATTTCAGGGTTTTGCTTTATGGTTTGAATCGTAATCAAATCTTTTACTTTTGTCGTTGACCATTCGTGAGACCGAGTAGTGTATATGACTCTTGGAGGTAGATCGTCGCCAGTGAATGGTTTTCCGATATAGTCCTCCCCTAGAATTCTTATGTCTGGTTTGAAAAACTTGATGAGGTTGTAGAGTTCTTCTTCCGTCTGATACATGTATACCTCATCAACATACTTAATTGCCATGAGTGTCTTATATCTCTCATAGTATGGAATAACAGGCTTGTATTTTGTGTATCTCGTTGAAGAAGGGTCTTTTTGAAGAAACACCAAGAATCTGTCGCAGTGTCTCTTTGCTTCCTCAAAGGTGTAGATGTATCCTGGATGAAGTAGGTCAAAGTTTCCTGCTGTAAAGCCAACTATTTCTCTGTTCATCAAGAAATTCCCGTAGAACCAAATCCACCAGCCCGATCACCCTTTTGCGATGGCCGTTCTTTGATATCCACAAATTCAATGTAACGCATGGATTCCACCACTTCTCCCTGAGCGTATCTCTCTCCGTGGGAAATATCAACAAAAGAGTTTGAAGTATTGTGAAGTGGAATCATGAGTTCTTCCGTGTAATCGTAGTCAATTATACCCTCGGAATTGATGAGTGTCAACCCAAACTTCAAAGAAGTTCCCGATCTAGGATGAATACGAACAGAATACCCAAAAGGAATATCAATTATGAGTCCTGTGGGTATGAGAGCTCTGTAGCCTGCGGGAAAGTAAAACTTTCCATCATTCACAGGCAACTCTACTTTTTCGTTTTGTGTCGTGTATGCTGTGACAGTTTCTTTGTGAAAGAAACAACGAATGTCAAAGCAAGCTGATTCAGTTGTCCCAAAACTTGGAAGTTGAACATTTTCATTCATTCTATAAATCTTCAATTCAGGCATATCATCTCCTATATTTCTTCTATCACCTCGACCGTCCCATCGACGATCCATTCTATCAGATCTTTTGACGTAGAGGAATCAATTCCTTTCCAATATTCTTTTGCCCAATAAGAAATTTGCTCTTCCGTGTAGTTGCCTTTTGTGAAATCAACAACCAACTCGGTATAGTTTTCTAAGTTTGCCTTGAATACCACGCCATCAACTTTGACTTTGTATATGTTGGCTCTTCCGCCAAAGGAGGATCCCATCAAGACGTTGTTTGGATCCTCTGCTACAAAGATGTTTCCCATTCGGGAAGGTAATCCTCTTGGTTTTAATTTTTCAAGTAGATTTTCTGCTTTTCCGTGGTTTCCCGTGTTGATTCCTTTAAACGAGGGAACTTTGAACCCCACAGGCGCCGAACGTGAAGAGCCCCAATATGCTAGTTGGTTGCTAACACGAATGGTTCGTGGACCTGTTGATATAGGAATCTTGACATTGAGAGTTGGTCCTATGTTTTTCGGTTCTGTTCTTGCGAGAAAATCAGCGAACTTGTCAACTCTCCTTGCCATTCATTCTTCCTTTGGGGTAAACTTTCTACCGATATTGTATTTTGGAACCAGTTCCCAATCTTTCTTTTCAGCATAAGGCAGAATCTTCATGTATGAAAGAGGAACCGTTGGTTCTTCTGTCAATTCTGGAGTTAGGATTTTTATCAATCCCCACTCTTCAAGAAGATT